AGTTCTGTTCGGGGAACGCGGCCGGGCTCGCCGGGCCGCCGGCCGGAAGCCGGTCGACGACCCAGGCGAGGACCCGCGCGATCACGACGCCTCCAGGAGGCGCATCGCCTCGTCGAGGCCCCGCTTCACCCGCTTCCCGACATGGAAGCCGTTCGACAGGTGGCCGGAGCGGTCGGCGTAGTCGCGCAGATCGGAGAGAACCGTGTGGGCGTCCTCGATCGCGTCCTTGTGGACGAAGCCGAGGCGTCGCATTAGGGCTCGGAACATGATGACTCCCTTCAGGCCGGGGCGAACAGTTCCAGTTGATTGATCGTCCGCGCGAGTTCCTCCTGGCGCGTGCCTTCCTCGATCCCCCAACGGCGGATGATCTCCACGAACTCCTCGACGTCATGCCGGCGCGAGACGATCTTCGGGCTCCCGTCGGCCGTCGATTCCTCGACGAGATGCGAGAGTTCGTGGTCGACGAGCCGGATCCGGGCGGCGGCCCGCATCCCGACCCAGGACGTCCAGTTGATGTCGACGAACCAGTCGACGCCGAACCTCTCCCGGTAGCGCCCCGACGCCTGTGTGACCTTCCCGTGTGTGACCTCGCCGGCCCGCGTCAGGTTCTCCCGGTAGACGTAGACGATCGTCTCGTCCTCCAGGTGCGGATGAAACGCCTCGATCAGGAGGCGCGCGATCGCGGCAACGTCCGGCGCGGTCGGGTAGCTGGCCGACTCCGGGAACTTCTCCGGCGGCGGCGTGCGGTTCAGGGCCTCGTCGAAGTCGTCGAGGCGGGACTGGAGGGGTTCCGGGAGGTCCTCCTGGACGACCGAGACGGACGTCGGGCGCTCCGCGCGGTCGACGCCTTCCTCCAGGTCCTTCCTCGCCTCGTCGACGTGGTCAGCGATGCTCGTGATCGTCATACTGCCCTCCTGGGCGGTTGGTGAACTGTGGCCCCCGAGAGGGGTCGCGAGCAAGTCAGAACGGGGTTCGGCGGACGTGAGCCCACCCGTTGAACGCGGTCAACTTCGCGAGGATGTCGATGAAGTCTTCCTCGGTCGTGAGGATCGCGTCCAGGGGCCGGTCGCCCCGCGCGACGACCCTGAACTGGACCGGGTAGATGTCGGACTCGGGCGACGCGAGGACCTCGCGGAGCGGGTCCTTCCAGCGCGGCCGGCGGCCCTCGACCTTCTTCCGGACCCAGGGCGGGGGGAAGGTCCAGACCCCGATCGTGATCAGCGCGTGTGTCAGCCGGCGCACGTCGCGCGGCCGGAGCGCGACGACGTCGACCGACTCGGGGTGAACGAACCGCTCCAGGCGAGCCCACCCGACCGGGATCGTATCGTCTCCCAGGTCCTCGACGCCCTCGATCGCCTGGAGAAGCGCGTCGCGCCAGGGCGTGCCGCCGGCGTAGTGCTTCGCCTCGATCCACAGGGGGAGAGGGAGCCGGTCGAGGTTCCCGTTCGTCAGCGCGACTTCCTCGGCGACGTCGCCGTCGTTCGCGGTCCGGTATTCCTCCAGGTTGCGCTTCCAGGAGCGGCCGGTCGCCGACCGCATCAGCTTCGCGACCCGGTTCATGTAGGTGATCCCCTTCGTCCTCGACTTCCGCCCCATCAGTCAAGCTCCCCCAGGCGGCGACGCGAGGCCATGTCGGCCGCCACGAAGCGCCCCTTCCGCGTGAGTCTCCATACGATCGCCGGGTTCCCGAACTTCGTGTCCCGTCGGCCCCCGGAGTCCTCGACGAGGCCCTTCGCGACGAGTTCGGTCCGCCGGGTGCGAAAGCCCGACGGGCTGATCTTCACGCGAAGCGCGACGGAGGCCTCCAGGAGCACCTCATCGGTCGCCGGGGCGGCCTCGTGCATCACGCACAGGACACGCTTCTGTCCCCGCGACAGGTCCTCCTGTTTCAGCCGGCCAGCGGCCTCGTGGCTCGTCTCGGGATCGGTCCTTCGCGCGTGGGCCGATCCGCCGAACAGGTTGATCTGATCGTGTCCCATCAGTCCGCCCCCGGCGGGAGCGCGAGCCGGACGCCTTCGCCAGGGAGCGCGCCCCGCGCCGCCTGACCGATCTTCTGGCCGACGGTCGCTCCGTCCTGGAGCATCACCGACCCGGCGAACACTTCCTCGACCGTGAACAGGCCGGACTCGACGATCTCCAGTTGAAGCTCGACGAAGTGCTGAAGCTGTCGCCACGCGACGGCCTCGGGGTCGGCCGCCTTCGACCGCCCGAGAATCCCTTCCTCGTCCATCCGGCGGCGGACGCCGTCCACCTTCGGCGCGAGCGAGAACGGGATCCGCCCGTGCTCGGACTCCAGGACGAACTCGACCGACACGGGACTCCCGCCCGAGTAGTTCACCCGGCGATGAAGTGCGCCGTACCGATCCAGGAGCCGGCCGACGCCGTCGGCGCACTCCCGGACGTCCTTCGACGTCGTCCAATACTTCGGCCGTGGCATGATCAGGCCTCCCTTCCTGGGGCGAGCGCGTGGACCTCGTCGCCGGCGAGCGCGCGGCGATCGTCGGGCTCCCGGAACTCGGTGTAGGCGTCGAGGAACTCCCGGCGGGTGAACGCGAGGTCGCGCGGCTTCAGGCCGGTCAGGGTATGGATCCCCCCGACGCTCGCCAGGGCCGCACGCGCGGCGGCGTTGAACGTCTCGTAGGCCTCCGACCCGTAGAAGGTCTGATGGTCCGTCGCGCCCTCGACGATCTCCCCCCAGGCGACGAGCGCCTCGCGGCGGGCGTTCCCCGACCCCTCGACCGCGAACACGAAGTCGACCGGGCGGGGGAAGGTGTAGGGCTGATCGGAGCGCCACGGGTAGGCGTCCAGGATCCGGGACACGGCCCGGCGGAACTCGTCCTCGTCTAGGCGGGCCTCGATCCGCCGCCGGTAGAAGTCACGGAACGCGGCCGAGTGCTCGCGGCCGAATCGTTCCTCCAGGAGCGTCCAGGCGGACGCCCAGGTTCGGTCCTCCATCGTTCCTCCCTTCGGTTCAGGAACCGTTCTTCAGGATCTCCGCGACACGGCTCGCCCTCTCGGCGTCCTTCTTCGACAGGCCGAGGGACTCGCGGCGACCGTCGCGGTAGAACCGCCGGACGGTATCGTCGTCGCGGAACAGGTAGCGGCCGGGGTCGAGGTAGCGGTCGCGCTCCTGCCAGTCGTCGGCGTAGAAGCCCTGGGCGGCCACTCCCAGGTACACGATCGCGTCGGTCGGACTCGCTCCGGCCCGGAGTAGCTCGCGAGCCCTAGCGCGGATCTTCGACAGGCGGGAGTCGGTCGGTTGCAGGTCGGGGCCTGGGCGGTTGCCGACCCGTTCCTTCCAGGCGGCCAACGTGTGCTCCCAGACCTCCGAGACGACGTCCTCCAGGGGATTCGACCCGTTCCCCTCGGAAGACCCCAGGAGTTCCCCCTGGAACTCCGACGTTTCTTCTCTTACTCCATCTCTATACTCACTCTCTTTACTCTGGGCGACGCTCGTGTCACCCCCCACCCGACGCTCCTGTCGCCCCCCACCCGACACTTCCGTCGCGTGGGGTGGACGGAAGAAGACCCGCCGCTCAGTCCCCCAGGCGTGCCGCTCGTACTCGACGCGCACGAGTCCGGCGTCCTGGAGGGCGGCGAGGCGACGTTGGACGGCCCGTTCAGACACGCCCAGGTCGTCGGAGAGGTAGGCGTTCGACGCGAAGGCGAAGCCTCGATCGGTCGAGAGGCCGTGGAGCCGGCCGGCGAGAACCTTCGCGGAGTCGGCGAGTGTCGGGTGACGGAGGATGTAGGGCGGGATCCATGCCCCGCCGACATGACGGGGATCTGGCGGGCTGTCGGATGTCACGACGTTCGTCCCCTCTCGTGTAGGAGTCGAAGTCCGGGCGGCGACACGAGCGCGCTTCCCCAGGCTCGCGGCCTGGGCGTATCCCGCGACGTCTCGCGGGACCCGGACAGGGTTCCGAGTCTACCTTAGAGGTCCTCCGGGGCGCAATACCCGAGGGCCTGTGCCGTGGGCTCCAGGCGTTGCCATAGGGCCTTCACGCGGGAGGGCGGGAGGTCCTCCCTCCAGCGCCCGACGTGCGCGTCCCCGACGACGTTGACCATCGACTCCGACCACGCGATGTCGAGCCGGATGCATAGGTCCTTCGTCACGAACTCCGGGTCGTCGACGAGCTTCTCCAGGTGGACGGTCGGGTTCGACTCGTCGAAGTGAGTCAGGACCCGGATCTCGTATTCACGGAGGTTCTCGGCCAGGGCGTTCCAGTCGTTCGGCCACCACTTCGGCGCGATCGAGCCCTGGGAGGCGATCACGTCGAGAGGGTGCCGGGCCGCGAACACGAAGGTCGCATCCGGGAACAGTTCGCGGAGCGTCGACACACGAAGGCAGTTCTCGGGCGTGTCCTCGACCCAGGCCCGCACGCGGCGGCCGTAGACGAAGAAGTCCTCGACGAACTTCGCGAGGCGCTTCCGGATCTCCGGGTAGTCGTTCACGCTCCTGTATCTGGGAGCGATCGGGACCCATCTCGCCGTCGCGCTCCGGCGGTAGGGGTGATCGAAGGTCCACCCGACCTCGCGGCCCGTCAGGATCGACCGGACGTGGTCGAGGGACTCGTTGATCGCGGCCGACGGCCGGATGTCCGTCAGCGCGTCCCATCGGTGTTGAAGAAGCGCCAGGAAGCGGTCCCAGGCGATCGTCGCGCGGTAGGGCGTCCAGGCCTTCGGCCGGATCGCCTCCCACAGGTCCAGGACCCCGTCCGGCTCGGTCAGGATCCGGAGTTCGTGGGGGAGGACCGCCACGTCGGGCGACTCCCCCACGATCCGCCGGAGGACGGACGTACCGGAGCGGCCGAAGCCGCCGATGAAGATCGGTCGCATCAGTCCCCCCCGTTGACGGGCTCCAGGCTCGCGATCAGGACGGTCAGTTCGCCCCTCGTGAACTCGACGTAGGCCTTCGGCTCGTCGAGGTCGAGGATCTCCTGGGCCTTCTCCCCTAGGTCCGCCCACGACCACCCGAGGTCTTCACGGAGCGCGTCCAGGCGCTCGCGAAGCTCGTCGGTCGACTCGTCCTCGTCCTCCGAGAGGCGGGCGGCTTCCTCCTGGCACTTCGCCTCGGTCCACAGGTCCTCGGGGGAGTTCACGAGGCCCCCGCCGGCCTTCCGCATCAGGTAGCGGCCCGCGCCCCTGTGGGCGATCTCCCAGTCGTCGCCGAGCGCCTTCCAGGGGAGGTCGTCGAGGTCGTCGTCGGGGTCGGGCTCGACCTCCGACTCGGCCTCGGCGAGGCGGCGTTCCAGGGCGCGGCCCTGGGCGTCCGCGTTCGCCTCCAGCGTTTCCTCGGCGAGCGTTCTCGTCCGTGCCCTGGCGCGCGTCTCGCCGACGACCGTCCCGAAGCCCTGGGCGTGGTCGAAGTCGATCGCGGCCTGGGCTTCCGGCGCGAGGTCGAGGTACTTCCCGAGCCGCTTCACGACGGTCTTCCGCCGCATCTCGTCCGGGTAGTTCTGCCACGCCGGCGACGGCTTCTTCTTCTCGGCCTGTGCCTGAATCCGGTCGAGTTCGTCGCGGTCGATCACGTCGAAGACCGTCTCTCCGTTGTCGAGCCACGCGATCGCGTAGGCGTAGGTCGTCTCGCCCCGTCCGTCGGTCGCCGCCGGCTTGTGATCGAGGTACGGGGTCAGCCCGTACCCGTAGTCGAAGTCGTCCCCGTCCTTCACGACGCGGGCCTCGACCTTCCGGGCGTTCCCGTGCCGCATCATGAGGCGGGCGATCCCCTGCCACATCTCTTGAAACTCGGCCGTATTACCGTAAGGGATGATCGCGGCCTCGGTCCCGTCCGGCATAAGCCCGGTCCGGGCCGAGTCCAGGAGGGCGAGGTACAGGGACTCGGTCGAGCATCGCATCAGCTTCTCGTCGTGAACGATCGCGGTCAGCGCGACCCGGACGAACCTCTCCGGGTCGATCCTGTGCGGGAGCGCCTTCGCGAACTCCTGGACCTTGCCCTCCAGGGTCCGGGTCAGTTCTCCCCTCCGTGCGGTCAGCGCGTTCGACATCAGTCGTCCTCCGTCTCGTGTTGACAGGTGGGACAGATCAGGCCGTCCCCTTCTTCGCTCCAGTAGTCACGCCCGCACTCCCGGCACTCGTCGGGCTCCGTCCAGGGCGGGTCGTACTCGTGCGGGATGTTCGGCATCAGTCGCCCTTCGGGTAGGCCCGGACGTAGGCCGACGGCGCGGACGTCGTGCACAGGGCCTCGACGTCGAGTGCCAGTTCGCCGGCCAGCGCCTCCACGTCGGAGGGCGAGGCCGGCAGTTCTCCGGCGTGCCCCATCTCGGTCAACCATCGCACGAAGGCGTCCCGGTCGATCGGCGCGGCCTCCACGACGCGGGTCTTCGACAGGTAGGACCGGCCCTTCGTCTCGACCCACCTGTACGTCCCGAGGCCGGGGACGCGGATCCCCACCTTCCCGATCTCCCGGAGGAACTCGCCCATCTCGTCGCGACGGAGGTCGTACAGTTCCTTCCCCCGCTTCTTCAGGTCGACCGCCTCGTTCACCTTCTCGGCGAGCGCGCGGGCCTTCGGCGAGTCGAGGTCGATCACGTCGCCGCTCGGGAGGTTCAGGGGCGGGGCGAAGTCCCTCTCCGAAGCCCAGGCGTCCGGGTCGGGCGGGATGCGCCTCTCGACGTGCTCCGTCCAGAACGTCTCGGCCTTCGCCAGGAGCCACGCCCCCAGGGACTCGTTCGCCAGGACGTCGACCGCATGGAGCGGCCCGCTCGACGCCTCCAGCGAGTAGAGGGCGAGGGACCCCCAGGAGTGCCGCCGGACCGCGAGTTCGGTCTGGATCTGAATGATGTTTTCCTCGTCCAGACCGCCCTCGACGATCCGGTCGAACTTCGACCCGCGCGGAGCCTTCGCCTCCAGCGTTCCGGGGCCGTCGTGCTCGTGCTCGTCGTCGGCGAACTGGGTCCCGTCCGTGTGGATCCGGACGTGTGGGAACTCCGGGTGCGTGAAGGCCCGGTTCCGCTCGTGCCGCCCCTGGCGTCCGGTCCTCCGGAAGAACTCCCGCGCCGCCAGCGGCTCCAGGACGTTCCCCCGGACGAGGTCGATCGGGGTCGCGCCGGCCAACATCTCGTCGCGGATCGCGTCCGCGTCGATCGGCCGAGTCTTCTCGTGGTAGACGGTCAGGGCGTCGCCCCAGTCGACCGTCCCCAGGATCCGGGGGAGGTCGGACGCGCCGATCCCCTCCTGGCGGTCACGGAGGAACTCGATCCTCCGGTCGATCTTCCGTTCCATCGCTTCGCTTGCCACGGTTCCCCCTTCGGTGATAGGATCTTCGTCGAGGCCCGACGGTTCGGCACCGGCGGTTCCTCCCTTCTGGCCGCCCGGCGCGCTTCGGCGTTGCCGGGCGGTTCAACGTTCAGTCGATCCCGCACGCCTCCAGGAGCGCGATGTCCTCGCGCACGTTCGGCCCCGACGTGTCCGGGACCCAGGAGCGCGCGCACTCGACCTTCGCCTTCCAGGCGTCGGCCTGTTCGATCGCTCCCTCGTACGCTTCCTCCTGGACGTACTGCGGTCCGGCCGGGGCCGGCACGGTCACGGGCGCGACGTAGACCGTCTCGGGGACGGTCCCCGCCGCCTGGGCCGCGTCCTTCGCTCCGTGTGTCCACCCGGTCGCGAAGCCGAACACGCCGGCGAGGATCGCCACGGGTAGGAGCCCTCCGAACAGGATGATCTTCACGAGCTTCATCGCTCCCCCTCGTCGGCCTGGGACGCGATGAAGTCGCGCGCCTCCTGGGCCGCCTCTCGGATCTTCGGCACGATCAGGTCGGACACGTTGACGCCCTCCAGGGCCGCCCGCGTGTACAAGGCTCGCTTATCGGCCGGATCGACCCGAGCATACACAGGGACCTTCGCTTCCTTCGCCACGGTCTTCTCCCCTTCCGTTCAGGTTCCCAGGTGAATCGTGTCGCCGTCCGCCATGACGCCTCGGGCGCACCCCTGATAGATGTTCCGGGCGCTGTAATTGTCCGAGTCGGCGTAGGGCGTGTCGTCGAAGTACGCGCTGATCGTCGAGTCCGAGGGATTGTCGTGGAACGTCACCACGCCGGTCCCGTGATCGGTGTCCAGGTAGCCGCCGACGATCAGGTAGCCTCGCTGTACGGTCGTGTCGGCCACGGTCACGCGGATCGGGCCGCACCCGGAGGACTCGTAGGCGAGGACGGTCGAGTCCTGGACGGCCACGAGCGAGTCGGCCTGGAGCGCCCACAGGGACGGATTCCCGTACTGATCGGTCACGAGGTCCGGCCGGCCGAGGTCGCCGGCCACGTCGAACGGACTCTCGCGGTCAGGGAAGCCGATCCCACGGAGGGCGTCGGTCGCCACGCCGGGGTCGACCCAGTACGCGATCGTCGTGTCCACGATCGCCTCGCCCGTCGACTGTTCGACCCAACGGACCTCGACGTGCGCCGGTCCGCCCAGGGCCGGGCGCGTCCACGCCCAGGTCCCCGCGACCACGCGGTTCCGGACGGTCCCGTCCTTCGCGGTCTTCGTCGTGGTCACGAACGGGTCGCCCGCGTGTTCCTCGACGACGTGCCAGTCGACCAACTGATCGGCGACCGGCTTCCCGTCGCGCGTGACCTTCACCACGAAGTCGGCCGGGAGCGTGTCGGACGGGGCGGCTCGCTGGCCGGTCCCCGAGACGATCGCCAGGGCGGGCGTGCCGACGCTCCCGGTCGGCCCGGTCGGTCCGCCGCCGCACCCGGACGCGACGGCCGCCAGGGCGGCCAGCGCCCAGATCACGAACACGGTCTTCATCTTCGCCTGCCAGTTCTCGCGGTACATGGTGCCTCTCCAGTCGCGTGTGATCAGGAACGGCGAAGGCCGGGGGGCGTCCCCACCCCCCGGCCACGCCTCGGACCCGACGCCGGCGTTCAGCCGGCCAGGAGCGCCTCGCGCTCGTCGGGCGTGGACGTCGCGTAGGTGACGAGGGCGTTCAGCCGCTCGTGCTTCACGCGGTCGAGCTTGCCGTTGTAGGCCGAGCGGATCCGGCGTTCCTCGTCGCCCGAGATCGCGTCGGGCGCGTGGTCGGTCCACTCGATGAGGGCGTTGTACGCCTCCCAGGCGTTCCGCGCGCCCTCGTGACCCTTCCCGTGGTCCCACAGGTTCCGGATCGCCTGTCGGCGGTTCAGGGCGCGCTCCAGGGCGGCCTCGGTCCGGCCGCTCGCGTCGCCCTTCTGGATCCGCTTCTCCAGGTGACGGAACGGGACGACCGGGTCGAGGATCAGCCGGTCGAACGCGGGCTCGGGAAGGTCGGTCCGACGGAGGACCGTCCGGTGTCCGGCGAAGGCGGCGACCTTCTCGGCGTAGGAGCCGAACAGGATCCGCGACGACGCGCGGACGTTGTCCTCGACGTCGCCCGTGTGCTTCACCTTGATCGTCGTGCCCTCGGTCGCGTTCAGCGACATCGCGAGCGTGTTCGCGCACACGACCCGGACCGCCGTTTCCTTCAGGACGACCTTCCGCGACCCGTCGTGGTTGTTGGCGATCAGGCCGTAGGGGACGACCTCGTCCAAGAGCGTCTCGATCTGGGAGAAGTCGACGTGTGCGTCGCGGGCGAACCCGTTCTCCTGGATCCGACGGAGGATCGCCGGCCGGTCGAACCGGACGAGCATCCAGGCGTCGGCCCCACCACGGAGCGCGCCGGTCGTCTCGATCCGCGCGATTCCGTCCTCCAGGAGAGGCTCGATCACGCGGAAGGCGTCGCGGTTCTGGAGGGGCGTGTACACGTTCCCGACGTGACCGAGGACCTTCTGGCGGTCCGTGCGGACGATCAGGTAGGAGTCGGGCGCTTGCTGGAACATCGGCTCGGAGGGCGACCGCTCCAGGTCACGCCGGCGGTAGTAGGCCGGGACCTTCTCGACCGTGTACCCGACGCCGCCCTTCGCGACGGCTTCCTCGTAGGTCGCGTCCGCCGGGATCCCGACGCCCGACCTGTGCCACATCGTCTCGGGGCCGCCGACCGCCGCCACGCTGGCCTCGCCCGTCAGTTCGTTCCGGTCCAGTTCTGCACTCATGGTGAAGCTCCCTTCTGAAGTCTCGGCCAGGGCCTCTCCCCGGCCACGACTAAACGTAGACGCCCGCCACCTTTCGCACAAGGGGCGGGCGTCTACGCCGTCTACGGGCTCCGTCAGATCGAGCCCTGTTCCTCCGCGATCGCGACGATCTCCGGGACGGTCAGTTCGTGGCCGCACCCGTCGAACTCGCGCCCGAGGCCCCGGTCGTGCTCGCGGCCCTCTCGGCACTTCAGGTAGCGCAAGCCGAGACGATACAAGAGTGCCTCCCCGGCCTCGACGAGGTCGGATCGGTAGGCGACCACGATCGAGCCGGTGACGCCGCACGCGGGACAGGTCGCCCGCGTGAGGTCGATCGACGGGGCCGTCATGGGACGAGCGTCCCGCCGACCACGCCCTCGGGAAGGTCCGGGGCGGGCTCCGGCTCGGGCTCCGGCTTCTTCGCGTGGGGCGAGTACCCGCACGCTCGGCACGTCACGACCTCGACGTCGGAGGCGAGGACGTTCGGGCTCCCGCACTTCGGACAGAAGTTGAGGCCCGTCCGCTCCCTGGCGACCTTCGCGGCCTCCTGGAAGGCGAGGTCGCCGGCGTCGTCCTCCAGGTGGGAGAGGACACGGTACACGTTCTCCAGCGCGACGCAGATCCCGTCGTCGGCCTCGGCCGCGCCGTCGGCCGTGCTGGCCTTCGCGAGGTCGTGGGCCGCCTTCAGGTCGCGCGCCGCGCGGGCGACATACTCGCGGAGCGTAGCGGGCTCGGCCGGCTCGTCCCCGCACGGGTCGCCGCCTGTCCGGGACGCCTCGATCGTAGCGGTCTGGAGGCCGGCGCTTACTTCCTCCAGGACGGACTCGGCCGAGTCGGGGTCGTCGAGCTTCAGGAACCGCCGCGCCTGGGCGACGAGGTCCTGGGCTGTGGCGACGGCTCCCATCAGGAGCGTCGATCGGTTCTCGTGTCGGCACTTCATGGTCGTCTCTCCCTTCTGCGGTGAACGGTTCGACGTCTCGACACCGATGATAACGCCGGCCGCCGTCTACGCGCAAGTATCAGTCGTGATGCGGGATGTTGGCGATCCGTAGACGGAGGATCAGAAGGTGATCGAGAGGCCCCCGACACAGTCGAAGCCGCCGCCGGCCGCGAGGCCGCATGCGCCGCCTGGACCGGCCTTCAGTCCGAACGGGAGGTCGAGGCCGAGCCCGGAGAGGCCGGCCAGGGGACAGGTGGGGAACCGGCCATAGTCGACGCGGACTCCCTGGGGGCCGGTCTGGATCGAACGCACGGGGCCGAGCGTGACGTGGGCCTCGGTCTGACGCCGGAGATAGATCCCCGCCGAGTCCGCCCCGATCTGAATCAGACCGAAGAAGCTCGTGTCGCCCCGCGCCTGGGCGAGCTTCGCCCAGTCCAGGTAGAACCGGGTCGGGAGCCGGTAGACCGTATCGACGCGGGTCCGCCAGCGAGTCGTGACGACGTTCACGGTGTCGGTCGTGACCTTCTCGACCGTGTCCAGGTGGAAGACGTGGATCGAGTCGATCGCGTGCTTCGTGACCGTGACGGTGTCGGTCCGTCCGGGTAGCTGAAGCGTCTCGGTCCGAGGCCATAGGAACCGGGTCCCCAGGACCGCCAGGGCGGCCACGACCGCCGCTCCCCCGATCGTCCGCAGTATCTTCGTCACTCGTGGGCCTCCCTGTGCGCCTCGCTAACGTCCGAGGCCTCCGGCGTGCACCTACAGCCGCGAAGGCCTCGTGGCCCTTAGAGGGCCGTTCTCGTCGTTTTCTGGAGGTGGGGCGGCCGGAGAGGTTCCCGGTCGGATCTCAATGCACGAGGCTACTCGCGAACCCTGCCGCCGGGGATGTCACGCCGTACCGCCCGCCCCCTACTCGGTTCGTGCGTCGAGCCACGCCCAGGCGAGACGGATCACGCGACCCGTCGGGGGCCGTGAAGCGAGGGCGAGGTTGCACGCCCCCGAACAGACCACGATGGAGTCGCCGAGCCACCCGAGGGCGGTCAACTGATAGGTCGGCGCGACGCCCACGGGGAAGCCGGCCGAGTCGATCCGCCTCCCGTCCTTGTATGCGCGGACGTCCCAGGTCGTGTCGCTGGAGAACGTCGAGACGACCCGGCGGAAGGCGACCGAGTCGGCGTCGAGCGTCACGCTGTCGAGCGAGGCGACGAGCGTGTCGACCTGGACGTCGACGCCCGGAGCGCCGGGGAGGACGATCCTGGGCGGGATGTCGAAGCTCGTGCAGGCATTTGGTCCGGCTCCGGCCGCGTTCTCGGCCCGGGCGCAGATGAACGCCGAGTACCGGGCGTCCGCTCTCGGCACGTCGAACCCGTACGTGAGCGAGTCCCCCGCCGCCGAGTCCTCGTACACCACGCCGGCGTCGTTCGAGCCGACCGTCACCACGTAGCTGAACGGGGGCGTCCCGGTCGAGGGTGGGGCGATCGTCACGGTCGCCCGGACCGTGGAGTCGGTCGCCGCCTGGAGCGTCACGCGCACGCCTGGGACGGCCGGGGCGGCTTTCGCCGGCCGGCATGCCGGGAGCGCGAGCGCCAGGGCAAGAAGGGCGGTCAGTCTACGCATCTCGTTCCTCCAGTCTCTCGACCCACCCCTTTCGCGCCAGTCGCGGAACGAGGTCGGCCGGTAGGTCGTCGACGTCCCCCTCGGCGTAGCACTTCTGGCGGCCGTCCGGGAACGGGACCCCGATCAACCGCCGACACGTCACGCGACAGGGAACGAGCGTCAGGCGTTCTCTCGCTTCCGGATCGCGTCGAAGAGGAGGTCGACCGCATCTCCGGGCGCGGTGAACAGGACGAGGCCGGCGGCGATCGCGCCGCCGTCGAGGATCGCGAAGGTCTTCCAGGGGAGGACCGGCGCGCCGTCGGTGAACAAGCGATAGAGGTAGACCGCGCCCAGGACGACCGCGAACGCCCAGGCGATCCACGCCCCGACCTTCGACTCCGACACCTTCGGGAGCGGGCTCCCCTGTTCGTCGGTTCGCTTCAACATGGTCACGATCTTGCCTCCCTGGCCCAGGTGAAGAACACGGTCCCGTCGGTCACGTCCCGGACCCTGGACGCGACTTTGATCCCCTCGCGGCTCGCCTCGTCGTCCGTGTTGCCTTCGATCGTCGAGAACTGGCCGTCGCGGGGCGGGTCGAATACGAAGCCGATATGCGCGTAGCGCCCCTTCGAAGGGAACAGGAGCGCGAACAGGTCGCCCGGCTCCGCGTGGTGGGCCGGGATGATCCGACCCTCTCGGTTCGCCCAGTCGACATAATCCTGGACGTACGCCTGTCGGCGGATCGCCTCCAGGGGCGACCTCTCGTTCTTCTTCCCGGTCGCGATCTGGACGACGGCGTTCACGAAGTCAGCGCACCATGCCTCGCCGACGGTGTCGCCGCCGAGCTTCTGGAACAGTTCGACCGCCGGCCCTCGGTTGTCCCCTCCGACCTCGACCGTCGCGAGGAAGTCCTGGGCCTCGGCCAGGGCGAGGTCCTGGAGGCCCAGGAGCCGGGCGCGATCGCCGAGCGTGGCGACCTGGGAGGTCACGAGAGGACCCGGACGGCGATCACGATCAGGTAGGGGACGGCCCCGCCGATCACGGCCGCCCAAAAGTCCCAGGCGTCCGGATGGTCGTCGGTCCCTTCCTCTTTGAACCCGTAGGCCCCGACGTCCGCGTGCATCCCCAGGAGCCACGGCATCGCGAAGTAGTCGCCGGGGAACCCGAGGAACCGCCAGGGGAGATACCACGCGGCCATGACCGCCGTCACGATCAGCGAGCCGACGAGTCCGTGGCCGATCCGGTTCAGGACCGGGTTCGACGAGGGGAAGGCGTCGTTCCCCCACTTCTTCAGGCGTCCGAGAAGCGTCCTCATTACGTACCCCCTTGCGAGAAGCGTTGCCGGATGTCTTTCAGCGCCTCGGCGTCGCACGCCTTCGGCTTCGGCTGATAGGCCCGGCACGACTGATAGACGAGAAGCCCGAGCGCGGCGTCGATCTTCGCCTCGATCCGCCGACGGTCACGTCCGTTCTCCCGAAGCTCCTGGCGGACCTCTCGGTTCGTTTCCGCCTGGGACTTGGCGACCCTGTGGAGCGAGTCGAGGATGGTCGCGTCCGCCTTCCTGGATTCGTTCCGGTTCGCCATGATCGCGGCCTCGTTCGCGTCGACCCTGGAGCCGCGCCCGAACAGTTGCTCGGCCCCCCTCGACAGTCCGAACCCGAGCCCGATCAGGCCGAGGGCGACGAGGATTGCGAGACGAACGTCGGAGAGGTTGTGGACGAGCTTCCGCCACCCGTCGGCGACGGTCGAGAGGCCCACGACCATGAAGTGCGGCGTCAACCGCTTCATCTCAATCCAGTTCCCGAGGTCCACGTCGTCCCCGCCATGCTGATCTATCGTCCTCGGGCCGAACGGTAGGGCCGTCCGCCCCACGAAAGCCACCCCGACATCACTTCTCCCCGGCGAACCTGTGCGCCGGCTCGGCCGCCACGACCACGTCGTCGTCAGGCCGCACGTCGGCGGGTCGGACCCGTTCGCGGACCTCCCGGCCGTCCACTTTCCGGCGCACGACCGCTCGGGTCGCGTGCTCGCGGACGACCTTCGGCCCTCGGAGGTATCGGGCCTCGGGCGGTCCGTGCGTCAGAACCTCGCCGGGAAGGTCGTCCCAGGCACCCGCGCGCTCGCGGCCCAGGTCGGGCTCCCCGAGCCGACCGCAGTCCATGATCCAGCCGCCGTCCGGGTGGTCCCCGACGACGACGAGGCTCCAGCGGTCGAGAAGATCCTGCGCCGTCGCCGGCCGCTCGGTCCCCGCGTCCTGGAGGCGCGGGTCGTCCGGTACGGTCACGGTCGGCCAGTCGGGGACGTGACGTAGGTGCGCCATCAGTAGGCCGCCGCGTCGAGGTGGAAGTCGGCCAGCTCGTCGAGGACCGTCTGGGCGTCCGCGTTGCTGATGCCCGGCCCGAGGAGACCGGCGCTGTCGAGGTCGCCGAGGTCCACGACCTTCAGCGCCAGCGCGCCGACCGAGGCGGCGTCGAACGGCACGAGGGATACGGCGGGGTGCCCGAGGGTCTGGTATCCGCCGGACAGCGCCGCCGAGACGCCGGTCCCCGTCGCCTGCCCGCCCTCGTGGGCGCTAATCTGCATGATCGAGCCGTCGTTGAAGATCACGCCGACCTGCTGGATGCGGTCCCCCGGCTGGATGCCCGTGATCGCCTGCGACCGCGCCACCTGCCCGCCGGACTCGTGATAGACGAAGTACAGGGACGTGTCGGGGAAGTTGTTGTGCATCTCGCACCGGACGTGCGGGTCGTACCCGCTGGAGTCGTCGCCCAGGCGTATCGTATCCGAGTAGGTCGCCCACACGCCGTGGAAGATGTACTCCCAGTAGAACGCGAGGCCGGCGGCGGGTAGGTGCTGGAAGGCGTCCCAGTAGACGTTCTGACCGCCGACCTCGGTCGCTCGGGAGAGCGTCGTCGAGCCGTCGCCCGGTAGCAGGCTCCCGAACCCCGCCTTGTCCTGCACGTTGCAGTAGTGAAGGATCGTCGTGTCGCCGGCCTTGTCGGCGTCCGGGTAGAACTTAATCTGCCGGAGGTTCCCGCTCGTCCCCGTGAACATAAACCACAGCAGGAACAGGCGGCCGCCGTTCGGGCCGCGCCCCATGTCGACGTAGCCGAAGTCGTCGAGCGCGAGGGGGCCGTGGTCGGTCACGGTGTAGGTGCTCCAGTCCATCTGGACCTGGTATTCGGACCCCATGCTGTTGTCGCGGATCGCGCCGATCGACCGCCCAGCACTTACCTCCTCGCAGATACAGACGTACGTCTCCTTGCTCCCCGACAGGTTCCCCGCCCCCTTGTAGATCGCGCCGCCCCCCGACGACCAGGTGAACGCGGCCGCCCACCCCTGCATCGCGGCGTCGGCGAAGATCGACGTTGCGGCGACGGCCGAGTAGCTGGAGATATTCCACCCGCTTGCCGTGACGAACTCGGCCGTATTCCCGACGATGTTGTCCGAGTATCCAGGCTCGACGAGGAGCGCCGGCCTCCGGTACGGGGGCGCGCTCGCCTGCCCGACCAGGTTCTCCCAGTGCATCCCATACTGACCCGCCCGCGCCTGGTGGTAGAGGCCGTCGCGCCCGAGGACCCACTTCGACGAGTCACGCGAGAAGTGAAACGGCCCGCCGACCTCGGCCTCGGGGCCGGCGGCGAAGTCGTTGTAGAACAGGACGGACGAGCGAGACAGGGTCACGGGAGCCTCCCCAAGCGGTCGGCGTGCTGGATACAGACCGTGCACACGAAGTCGAGGCCGGGGAAGGCGTCCTGAAGCTCGGGGTGTCGCGTAAGGTCGACCATCTCGTCCGCCCTACGGCGCGGGTTACGGCACCCCGGACAGGTGCCGATGAAGGCCTCCGGATCGGAGCGGCCCGGCCGCCGGCCGTGAACGAAGCTCGCGCGAGCGCGCTCGGCCTTCGGGCGGTCGGCGAGCGTCCGGAGCGGCCTGTGTGTCCAGGGCGTGCGGTCGGCCATGCTACTGTCCCTCCAGCGCCAGGAAGCTGATCAGTCCGTCGTTGATCGCATAGTGCGAGACGCTCGCGCTCGTGTAGTTCGTGTGATTCGGGTCACAGTCGGCCGATCCGCTCCCGACGCTCGACCCCGGACCCGAAAGGCTCCAGGTCAGCTTGACCCGGATGTCGTCGCCGGCTCCGAGCGCGGTCTGTGTGAACTGGATCGAATCCGAGAATGAGTCCGAGTTCGTGGCCGAGTTCCCGTTGGCCGTCACCTGATACGACTTCGATCCCTTCGTGACCCAGGAGCCGGACCCGACCTTCGACTGGATCTCGACCACGGCCGTGCATGTCGTAAGGTCGAACTCACCGGGTCCACCCTGGGCGTAAACGTTCCCCGAGAAGTAGGTCGTGTACTTCCCGTCGACGGCCGTGAAGGACAGGCCGCCGAGCGCGATCGTGCCGCCGTTGGAGTTGATCGTCCCCGAGGGGAAGTTGTCCTGCCGCCCGGTCGTCGACGTCCGATCCTGAAACTCCAGGAGCATATCGAAGCCGAGTTCGTCGAGGTTCTCGGGCTCGGCGACGAGCCAATGTTTCGCGCCCGACCCGATCGACGGATGGTAGGTATAGGGCGGCGGTCCGAACAGGACGGCCGGCGTCGACCCGAAGCCGCCGGAGATCACGGTCGTAAAGTCGACCGCGTCGCCGTCCTTCGCCGTACCGAGGATGATCCCGCGAGCGATCTTCCGGAGCGTCCCCGAGACTTCGACCGATGCCGTCTCGTCGAGCGCCCCGGAACTGGCGAGCCGCGCGATTTTGTTCACGACCGAGATGTCGTCGGTCGACAGGAGTCCCGACTGGATCCGCTTCGTGGCCGCCTCGATCAGCTTCGTCATTCCGTCGTCGGACATGACATCGACGAACGCCTTCGGCGTGCTCGGTGCCGTCCCGCCGAAGCCCTGGAAGACCTGCGGCTCGCGGCCGATCGCGTGCGGGCCGTAGCGCGCCCCTGTGTGCACCCCGTCGAGGTCCCAGTTTCGGCCCGAACCCGGAACGTCCGGACGGAAGCGACCGTCGCCCCCGATCCCCTCCAGGACCGGCGGGATCGTACGGAAGGCGTGCTCCCCCTCCGGACTCCCCGAGAGGCCCGTGTCCCTGGGAACGACCTCCAGTTCGACGTCCTCGGTGTAGTCGCGGGTGACGGCCACGTCGAAGGGGACGGCCGCGTAGGACGACCACGAGCCTTGCGCGGAACCCGGACCGTTGACCCTGTACTTCGCCTCCAGGTTGGCCGTGCCGCCCTCGCCCGCGACCGCGTCGACCGTGTAGGTCAGCGTCGAGGTCGAGAACGACTTCCGGGTGAAGGTCGCCTTCGGCGGGAGGCCGATGTCTCCAGCCAGGATGTCGTCCCAGGTGATCGACCGCCGGGCCGTCGCGAGAGGCGTCGCCGAGTTCGTGGACGTGTAGACCTCGACGTAGACGTAGAGGGTGTCGCCCTTCATGATCGTGTCGACGGGCGCGACCGAGCCGTCCCCGTTCGCGTCCAGGGTCTTCGTCGAGTACGGGTCGCCAGGGCCGGGGAAGCTCGCGGTCGACGTGTAGTAGCGAGCGTGGTCACACGACGAGGCCCCATCGATCTCCAGCGCGACGTCCCCGGTCGTCCGGTCGAGACGAAGGTCGAGGACGAGGTTCGGGCTCGGAGGCCTCGCCCCCAGGTTCTTCGGGATGTAGTAGAGCGCGTGTTCGATCCAGGAGGTCGGCGACGAGTCCGTGTAGCCCGCGCCCCTGTGGATCAGGCGGAAGAACTTCGATTGCTGGAGGACTTCCAGGCCCCGCTTCAGATAGGTGTACTGGGTCGTCCCGGCCGGTAGAAGGATCTCCGAGATGGTCGCGAGGTCGGGGTTCCCAGGGTTCCCCGCGTCCTCGTCGGCGACCTGGAGGACGAGCGGGATCGACGGGTCGGCCGCGTAGACCCAGAAGGCGACGCCGATCTTGCTGTAGTCGACCTCCTGGCCGTAGGCGACGAAGATCGGGTCGAGCCCGAGCGGACGCGGGGCCGTCTCGGTCCCCGTCCCGCCGCCGGCGGTCCCCGCCGTCCACGTCCCGGTCGCGGTCGTCCCCACGCCGCCGACCTCGTCGACCTGGACGACGTCGATCTGATAGGCGTCGCCAGCGGTCGTCCCCCGGACCTCGTAGACCTCGGAGCCGGCCGCCAGGAGGACAGGGTCGCGGGCCTCGCCGGTCGTCGTGTCCGTGACCGTCACCTTCACCCGGAGGTCGGAGTCGCCCACGGTCCACGACCACTTCGACCGCGTCCCCGTGTTCGTCTCCTGTGTGAGCCCGGTCACGGCCGCGATCGCGCCTGTGTCGACGTACCCGTTCGGCGTGGGATAGACCCAGTCGGAGAAGACCATCTTCGGCGACTCGGTCCGGGCGCGCGTCCAGATTCGCTTCCCCGCCCCGATCGCGTAGGCCTTCGGTTCCTGGGTCCCGCCGGCGACCTTCGATCCCATGAAGCGCCACCCCGCGTCGTCGTCGGCCGGCCGCACCCCGACACTCGTGTCCGTCACGTTGTACTCGACGACGGCCGGCCCGTCGGCGTCCGCCGTGACGGCCTGTGTGATCGTGTAGGCGAGGTCCGTCCCCTGGGCGGCCGTCGGGTCGCCGGACGGGAAGGTCGGGGCCGTGGCGATCGCCGCGTCGAACAGGTCGAGGAACCGAACCTCGACGACCCCGCGCTTCGGGGTCACGCCGATCGCCTGCATCACGCGAGCGCCGCCCCTGACGTTCGTCCTCGGATCCGGGAGGACGTCGGCCTGGACCTCCAGGAAGTCGCCGGGCGTGATCGCCTGTACGACCGCCTCGGAGCGCCGGAGGGGGAGTCGGAGGTACTCCGGGCCGCGCGAGAACGGGACGCGGTAGACCTGGGCGACCTTCGCGAGCCGGTCCTGGATCCCCCGACCCGTTTCGGTCGTGGTCGACCGGAAGCCGATCGCGTCGATCTCGTACTTCGACTGTGGGAGCGTCGGGTCCCCGACGTCGAGGATCTGGAACGGGACCTCCTTCGACTCGACGAGGAAGGGAGAGACGTCCGGGTACTCGCCCTTCGTCTCGACCTCCGAGACGTCCTGGAACTCGTCCAGGTAGTAGGTGAAGTCGATCCGCGTTATCGCGTCGTCCCTGGAGTGCTCCCAGGCCGGCGTCTCGTCCTGGGCGACCATCGCCTGTGTGATCTGCGGGAGGCCCGACGCGGTCGCCTTCGGGGGCGTCCGTAGGTCCGTGAAGACAGCCTCCCCCGAGGCGTTCAGGTACAGGCCGAACCCGTAGGGCTTGAACAGGTGTTCGCGGAGCCACTTCCACTTATCGTCGGGCGGCTCCCGGATCAGGCCTCGGAACGTGCCGAAGCTCGGGTCGTTCTCCAGGTTGTCCGGATCGATGTAGCTGAACGAGCGGAAATGCGACCCGTCCAGCTTCAGGAGGTCGAAGTCGCCGTCCAGGAGGTCCTTCGCGAGCCGGACCGGGTGGACGTCCTCGATCAGGATGGGCGTGTCCTTCGTCGGCTTCCGCCCCGACTCCAACCAGAAGTCGACCGAGGCCCCGTCGGGCGGGAGCGCGAGGTACTGGGGGTCGGACGAGTCCAGTTCCGTGATCCCGATCGACGTGACCCGGTGTTGGCCGGCCTCGGTGTCCTCCGTCCCGATCGCGCCGAAGGCCGTCCCGAAGATCCCCGTCCCGAACCCGGCCAGGAGCGAGAACTGTCCGGACTCCCCGGAGCGCGCTCCGCTCGTGATCGTCGCGTTCACCTTGATCGGCGAGGGCGGGGAGATGATGGAGATCCCCGTGTCCGTCCCCAGGTTCGACCCGGCGACCGACTCGGCCTCGTCGTGGAGGGCCTTCGTCACCACGAGCCGCTCCAGGAGATCGTCCGGGAGGGAGCCGACGTCGACCTCCAGGCGAGCCGGGACGAGGCCGGGGTTCTTCGTCGTCGACGGGATCTTCGACACGGTCTTCGCGTCGGCCCAGGTGAACGGGAGGCCGATCGGGAGAAGCGGACAGGCGTGGGCGTAGGTGATCGACGAGTGCGGCCGACCGTAGAACGTCGGGATCTTCAGGTCGCCCTTCAGGTCCCGGATCGTCAACGCGAAGACCGCCCGCGACTTCAGGGACGGTGCGTTGATACGGCCGGTGAAGTAGTCGGCCCAGGTCGCGCCGCCGTCCAGGGATTCCTCGACGAGGACCTTCTGACCGCCGATCTGCGGCTCGCCGTCCGCGTCCCCGACGAAGGCCGTGACCCATCTCTCCAGGTTCGACGTCGTCCGATCGAGACGCACGTCGAGAAGCTGGATCCGGATCTGGCCGGTGTCCGTGTTGCGGTCCTTCGGGCCGAACTCGCCCGCGCGCCCCTCCGGGAAGCTCATGTACGGTTGGAAGCCGGCCACCCCCCGAGCGGTCGCCACCTGGAAGGGGTCGGAGTGTACGGCCCCGGCCGCCGGCGTGAGGGCCGTCGTCATGGCCTCGTCGGAGTAGATCGTCAGCCGGTAGATCGCGTCGAAGCTGGACACGTCAGTACCAGTTGAAGGCGGTATCGTCGTCGGACTTCGCGACGAACCTCGGGATCTGTTTCAGGCCGGTGTTCTTCTCGTGGCCGTACTGGGCCGAGCGCGGCTTCAGGAGGATGCACGACTTCTTCGTGGCCGCGTCCTTGTCCGGGTAGAGGTCGAACACGCCGGCGTCCCAGGCCCAGGCGAGGAAAGCCGCCCACCCGTTCGCCTCCTGCCACCCGGTCGCCGTGTACCCGAACGCGGTCAGGTTCGTCAACGGGACGTGACGGACCGTGAACTCGACGAGGTAGATCGTGCCGCCGTCCCAAGCGTCCACCATGCCGGACGGGAACCTGTGGATCTCCGACGAGTCGTACGGCTCCGGGTAGTCCTGGGGCGTGTCCGGGGGACCGGGGAAGATGATCGTGTTCCCCAGGGCGTCGCCCCACACGATCTTCGGCACGTTGAATCTGAAGTCGGACACGTCAGCCTCCCTCGATAACGATGTCTCGGTCGCCCAACTGGGAGAGGGCGGCCGAGAGTGCGCGGGCCTGCCTCGGGTCGTTCATGTCCAGGAGCCCGCCCACGACCTTGATCGTCCCCGGCGGCTTCTTCGCGTTCCCCGCTCCCTCGACCTGGGAGTTCGCCGCGTTCGCCGCCGCGCCCCCGGCCGCGCCTCCCGCGCCCCCGCCACCCGAGACGGCCGCCGCCGCGCCTCCCAGGGCCGCCGCGAGCCCGAACATGAGGCCCGCCGCGACCGTGTATTGCTTGGCCGCCGCGAAGCCGCGCGGGTCCCCGAGGATTCCCTGGGCGAGCGCGCCCGCCGCCTCGGCGAGGTAGAACGCGCCCTTCCCGGCCGCCATCTTCGCGAGCGCGCCCAGGAAGCCGTCGCGCATCCCGTCGGCCGCCAAGATCGCCCCGGCCAGGGCACCCGAGAAGGCCTTCGACGCGGTATCGCCGAAGTTCAGCATCGCCTTCCCCGCGTCGACGCCGGCGTGCTGGACGTTGATGATCTGATCCTGGAGGTCCTTCAGGTGCTTCGGGGCGTCAGCGAGCCCGGAGGTCGCCAGGGTATCGACGGTCCCCAGGGAGCGCGACGACTGGGGTGTGATCGGACCCTTCACCCAGTCGGGCACGCTTCCGCCGCCCCCGCCGCCACCCCCGCCGCCGGCCTGGGCCGCACGTTCGGCCTGATCGGCGACGCCCTTCGCCGCGTTCTGGGCGCGGCCGGCCGCCTGATGCGCGTCCTCCCAGGCCCCGGCGAGGTCCTTCACCGAGTCCACCCCGTCCATGATGTTGGCCTTCATCGCCTCCAGGGACGTGTTCGCGTCCCGGAAGAAGGCCTGGGCGGGGAGCCGCTCGATCCGGAAGTCGAAGTTCACGCCGGGGATCTTGTTGATCCCGTCGAGGACCTTGTTCAGGCCGTCGATCGCGAGGTTCACGAGCGTCGAGACGTGGCCCAGGAACTCGGAGGTCGCCACGCGGATGAAGTTCCCGATCGCCTGCCCCGTGTTGAACGCGAGCCGGGTCAGGGTCACGAAGACCTGTCCGACGAACTTCCCGGACTGGATCGCGAAGTCGACCCAGGCGGCGATCTGGGAGCGGTTCCGCTTGATCGCCTCCGTCCACCCGTAGAGCTTCTCGGTCAGGGTCGTCGCGTCCTCGTTCAGCGTGCCGGCCGTGACGATCACGCCGCCCAGTTGTTCCTCCAGGTCGCCCCAGGCGTTCCCCAGTTGCTTCAGCCGGCCCCGGACGCCCTTCGCCCTGTCCTCGGCGGCCCGGAAGAAGTTGACCGTCTCGGGGAAAAGCTGATTCACCTTCTCCTGGGCGGACGCCGTCACGTCCAGTTCGATCCCGTACCGGACGAGAGCGTTCGTGCTGGACCGGAGAGTCTTCCCGAGCAACTGGGCGGCCCGCTCGGTGTCGCCGTTGAAGAACTGATCGGCGAGGCCGACGACGATCTTCTGGGCCTTCTTCAGGCCCTCCGGGTTCAGCGCCGGCACCATCCGGGAGAGGGCGGCCGTGGCCGCGATGATCGACTCGTCGCCCTGGGTCGTCGCGTGCTGGAGCGCGGTCGCGTTCTCGGTCAGGAGCTTCAGGGCCTCGGACCCGTCGTGGCCCGCGTCGATCAGCGCGCCCCGGAGCCGGTTCACGGCTTCCTCCTGGATCCCGAACTTCTCGACGAACTTCTGGGCGAGCCGCTCCAGGACCGCCCCGGCGGCCAGTCCCGCGATCGCGCCCCGGACGGAGAAGACCGCCGCGCGGAGCCGGGCGAACCGCTCCCGCGTCCGCGCCGCGAAGCCACGGAGGCCGCGTTCGGTCTTCTTCAGGACCGCCCCGGTCAGGTCCTTCGCCTTCACGACCAGGGACAGAACCGTCTCGCCCATTGTCAGCTCCTACCGTTGCGGGTCTTCGCCTGGAAGGCCTGGAATCCTGGGAACGCCTCGTCGAGGACGACCCCGACCTTCCGGCTCGCCTCGGCCTTCGTCTCGGCGAACGCGACGTCGATCGCGATCCCGATCCCCTGGGACAGGATCAGGCGGTCGTTCGCCCAGGTCGCGGGGAGGTCGCCGGCCAGGGCGTAGAACAACCTCCAGGGGATGCACCCGTCCCTCGTCCGGAGGTCCTCCCGCGTTGTGATCGTGTTCCATCCGAAATACAGGTGGGGGCCGAAGCGGTCGATGAAGTGCGCGACCGTGACCCGCTCCAGGTCGGCCTCGGTATGATCGGCCCGCTCCAGGTACTCGGGCCGGAGGGCTTGCGTCGTCAGTTCAGGCCAGTCCTCCGCGTCACCTTCCCCGTCCGCACGAGGTCCACGGTGTCCCGGAGGTTCCACCCTTCCTCCCGGACCTTGTCCGCCACCTGTTCGACCGCTCCCGCCCAGGCCTCCGGGAGATCCTTCAGGTCCGCCCCGTTCGCCCTCGCCTGGGAAATGAAAAAATCCGCGACGACCGCCTCCTGGACCGGCCGAGGAAGCCGCCGAACCTTGTCGGGGGGGATCCGTTGCGCCACACAGAAGTCCCACAGGGCCTTCTCGGCGGCCTTCGGTTGGGCGTCCTCCGGGAGGTCGTCCAGCGCCATGAAGCGCGCTCGGAACGCCTCAAACTCCGGGTGGGACAGGAGCCGTCCGACGTACTTCTTCCGCTCGGGGTCGAGGTTCACCGCTGGGAGAAGGTTCACGAGCCGGACGAGGATCCGCCCGACGACGCCCCTCCGGACGACGATGGAGGGACGCCGAAGGGCGTCCTCGTAGGCGACCGCGTCGATCACTTCGCGGTCCAGGTGTAGTGGTCGTCCGCCGCCGGCGCGCTCGGCGGAAGCTGGAACTCCAGGTCCCAGGTCGCGGTCGGGCCGTCGTTCGACGGGCTCGGCGGGGAGATCAACTGCGCCTGTGGAGCGTTGAACCCGACCTGATTGTACTGGGTCCCCCCGAAGGTCGCGTCGATCGCCGCCTCGATCGCGTCCTCGTAGAACCTGTCGGGGTCGAACTCCGTCGCCGTGTGCCAGGGCGTCGAGGCCGCCAGGGCCGGGGCCTCGATCGTCATGGTCACGCGCGGCTCGACGATCCCCGGCGCGAAGCCGGCGTGGCCGCCGCCGCCGTAGTCGTTCCGACCGGCCACCTGACGCCCCTGATCGAAGGCGAAGGACCGGAGGATCGCGACGTAGTTCCCGATCTGGATCCCGATGTTCGTCGCCGTCGGATGGATCCCCGACTGGAGCGTGATCGACGGTCGAGCGACGTCGGTGAACGGGTCGGCGAGTTTGAAGCTGAAGTCGAACGTGAACAGGAGGAATCCCTGATCGTTCAGTTCGGCCTTCAGGCTCCCCAAGCCGCCCGTCGCCTTCGCCAACTGGCCGCGCGTGTAGAACCCTGCCGCGATCGACGCGAGGTTCGCGAGGTCGGTCGTCGGCGCGTACTCGATCGTCTCGGACCCGGCGGTCAAATCGACGGTCGCGACGTGACCGCACGCCTGGAGAAGCGCGTTCAGTTCCAGGTCGCCGGCCAGCGCGTAGGCCGACCCCGGTCCCCGGAACAGGGACGGGATGGAGATCGCGCCGAACCTGCCCGAGGCCGCCCCCCTACGGAGCGTCCCGGTGCCGGCCCCGGCCCCGGTGTCCCGCTCCCCGCCGAAGGCGTAGTCGGGCGGAACCTCGATCGGACCTTCGGGCTCGACGCCGTCGGTCGCGCTGTCCGGGTTCGTGGTCCCGTACCCCTCGTCATACGAGCCCTCCAGCGCCACGACGAGGCCGTGGCGGACAATGGTCTTCGCTACCTTCGTACCCATTTAGGCTTCCTCCTCGTCCTGGAGGCTCGCGATGTGGGCCTCGATCGCCGCCCTGGCGGTCGTGCGGCCCTCCATCGCCCGGAGGAAGCCGAGGACCTCGGGATCCTCCACGGCCTCGTCCTCCAGGCGGGAACGCATCTCGTCCGCGTTCACGTCACGCGGATCGAAGGGTAGGAGCCAGTCCGCATCCTCCAGGGGTTCGTCGCCGTTCCCCCGAGGACAGGCCCGATCGAGAACGTGGTGGCGGACGGAGTCCGCGCCCTTCTTCTCGACCTCGCTCGGAACCTCGATCACCTGACCCTTCAGCTTGTACCTCGTCACGGTCGCCTCCTACGGAAGAAGTTCGCGGGCCTGGAACTGGGAATCGAGGCGCGCCGTCACGGCCCCCGAGTCCAGTCGCCGCCCGGTCAGTCCCATCGTGTGTCCGGTCAGCGCCTCCAGTTGGATCCCGTTCTGAACCCGGTCGGCTTCGCTTCCCGCCCTCCCCGGATCGAACAGGTCGACCAGGGTCCACAGGGCCGCGCGTATCGTGTAGTACCCGTCCCGTAGCGCGACCTCGTAGTCGGGCTTCCGGGTGTAGTACAGGACGGACACTCCCCCGCCCCTGCCCTGGAGGTTGTCGGTCAGCGGGAACCCGTCGAGGCTCCAGGGCGTCCCGACGGTCACGATCAGCGCCGGCCAGTCGGCCGGGTCTTCCTCGCTGGCCGTCCGCTCGTCGTCGAAGATCGTCAGGACGTTCTTCACGTTGGGCGGCTGATCATGGCCGGCGAACCTGGGGACGGTCGGGATCTGGGCGTTCACCCCGATCGTCGCGTCCGCCAGGGCGTCGGCTACGATCTTCACGCTTTCTACGATCATTCGCGTTCCCCTTCCCGCCGCAGACGTGCGTCCCGCCCGCTCCTATCCAGCGCCCGCACAGGAGGCACCGGCGTTGCCTCGTCATTCAGCGAAGTGAAGTTCCAGGGCCGCCAGAAGGCCCGCCTCCAGGACCGGGACGGGACCCTCGGGGAAGATCGGACGGTCCGTGTCCGGTCCCCCCGCGTGCCGGGCGTAGGGGACGTCGGTCCCCCGCCGGTACTCGTCTCGTGTGATCAGCCGGATCGGCCGGTTCAGGAGCTTCGACCGCAGATTCCCCGTGTCCCACAGGGGGTGATCCACGCCGCCCCTGTTCCCGCCCGGCCGCCGCCGCTTCTTCTGTGTGGACGCCTTCAGGGGAGCCCAGGGGTGGCCGCCGAACGCGCCGGCGGTCTGGAACTGTTCGTCGAGGAAGGGACGGACCGACTCGCGATCGAACCGCCGGAACGCGCTCGTGAGGTCCCGCGCCTTCTTCCCCTTCGCCTCCAGCTTCGCGAGGGCTTCCTTCAGCCCTACGAACTCGACGTCCAGGCCACCCGACTTCGCCGGCACGCGCGCCCCCTACCTGTGGACCCATCGAAGGTCTTCCTCCGTCTCCTGGAACGGCCGGAGGATCGCGTCCACGTCGTCCGCGAACTCGCCCATCTTGCGGAGCGACACGAGCGAGGATGCGTCCTGGGACCGGGACAGGAGGTAGCGTTCCAGGAGGAAGTCAGCCTGGGCCGCGATCGCCGCCTTCACCGCGTCCTGGGCCTTCGGGTAGGTCAGCCGGAACGGCTTGTCGGGGAGAAGAAGTCCGCGCCGGTTCTGATCGAGCTTCCGGGTCAGGATCATCCTCTCGGCCGTGCGGATGATGCGGGTGCGGTCCGTGTCGTTCTGATTCCGCAGTTCCTTACTGACGAGGTCGAGGTCGTTCGCGCCGGCGGCCGGATCGAACAGGGTCGCCCATGCCTCGACCTCGGCGACGTAGGCCCCGTCCTGGGCGGTCACGGCCGCACGGAGCCAAGTGTCGCCCTCGTCGGGAGCGGTCGCCCAGTCGTTGTCGTCCCCGGCGGCCGTGGACCCGACCGTCTCGTTCGCCTGGGCGTTGTAGGTCTTCGTGAACTTGGTCGCGAACGCGCTGTCCATCGATCCCCAGGGACTCGCCTGGATCTCGATCGTGACGGAGTTCGTGACCGACAGGACCCGGACGCGCGCCTTCCATGTCGTGAGCCGGAGCGTGGCGAACAGGCCTTGCTCCAGGTCGACATCCTCCCGCGCGGTCAACGGGTAGTAGGTGTCGGTCCTCTCGGCGAGCGGGAGAAGAACGTATCGGAAGGCGCTCTCCATGCCCTAGGCCTCCAGTTCGTCGAGGGCGGCGGCGATCTTCTCGGCCGTCGCGTCCCCGATCCCGTTGATCTGGGTCACGTCGCCGAACCGGCGGACGTCGCCCACGGTCGACAGGCCCGCGCCACGGAGCTTGTCCACGGCCGGGAAGTCGTCGAGAAGGGTGATCTCCGGGGGCGTGGGCTCCGGGTCGGACTCCTGGCCGCCCTTCTCGGACGGGAGAGGCTTCAGGTGCTCCGGGAGGTCCTCGCCCTTCAGGCTCGCCAGGATCGCCTCGGCGATGTCGGTGAAGGTGGCCGACTCGGAATCCAGAAGGTGCTCGACGTCCTCCAGGGCGATCACGAGATCGGTCACGCCGGGGAGGACTTCCCGCACCATCTCGGGCGCGCTGTCCTCTCGTGCCTCGGGCGCGCTGTCCTCTCGTGCCTCGGACGGGTTCTCCGGGTCGAACTCCAGGACCTCGATCGGGGTCCCATCGGCCTCCCGGATCGCGTCGTTCACGCGCTCGTAGGCGTCGAGGACATCGTCCAGGTCCTTCTCCACCAGGACGAGGTCGGCCCTCTCCATCTCGGCCGGGTCCCATCGGTTCGCGTCCCGGTTGTGGATCTGGGCGCTCGTGTGGCCTCGGTCGGCCGCGATCCGTGTTGCCAGGACGCGGGCGGCGGGGATCGAGTCGGGGCGGGCGATGATGATTACGCGCACGGTTCAGTCCCTCCGTGGGAGAAGAAGTGAGAGGCGGGGACCTGGGCGCTTCCCCAGGCCCCCTACCTCCACGGTCGGCCGTTACTGGGTCTTCAGCGCGACCCCGGCCGCATCCTTGATCGAGTTCGCGACGAGGTTCCAGTTGGCGGACGTCGCCAGGGTGGCCTTCGTCGGGTTCGCCCCGCCGGCCGCCTCGTCGTAGGCGAAGCCCTTCACGCCCACGGTGTAGGCGTACTCGCCCTTCACGACGAGCCGGAACTGTTCTTCCTCGTGGCCCTTCAGGGTCGAGTCGACGAAACGAGACTCGGACTCCCAGGCCCCGGCCGCACCGGCGACGAGCGCGAGAGTGTAGTAGTTGTCCGGCGTACCCGTCTCGATCAGGTCGCTGGAGTCGGTCACGACCACGGGCTTCCCGAGGGTCGCCGTGTTCCCCTGAATGATCAGGAAGGAACCGATCCCGCCGACGTAGTTCGCGATCTGATCCTCGAACAGGTCGAAGGCGGGCGTCGAGTGCATGACCCAGGCGACGACCCGGCCGGCGCGGTCGCCCATCTTCCGGAGCGCCTTCGCCAGCATCGCGGTCGTCAGCGTACCCGTACCCGACTGATCCTCCAGGGTGGAGGCCTGCTTCGTCAGGCACGCCACGAGGGCGGCGATCACGTTGTTCAGGTAGTCGGCCTGGACGTCCGGCCCGACCTGTTCGCCGATCCAGGACGAGAAGACGTCCGGGTTCATCCCCATCTTCACGAAGGCGTCGCGCGTGTGGGAGAGGGGACCGATCTTCCGGTCGGCCTTCACCCGAATGAAGTCGTCCATCGAGACTCCGTTCGGGGTCACGCCGGCGGTCGAGGTCAGGTCGCGCCGAGAGACGGTCGACCCGCCGTAGGTGATGAAGTGTTCCTCCTGATACTGCCCCGTGTGCGCGCCGGGGGCGAGGATCAGGGCGTTCCGCGACGCGCCGTTGAAGGCGGCGACGTTCTGGGTCGCCGTCTCCACCATGCCGCCGAAGAACTGATCGGGATTGATCTTGAAGTCCGCAAGGGTGCCGATAGCCACGGGTGCCTCCTGTCGACAGGTGTCCTATTCACCCCGGAGGGGCGCGACAGGAGGCCGGGCCTGTGAGGGTCGCCGACTACTCCTGGGGACGCTTCTCCGGGAGCTTGGCCCACTCGTCGTACCCGCGCTCGTTGATGAACGCCACACGATTCGCTCGCGATTCCTGCGGCGTCTCACCCTGGAGATCGGACTTGTAGGCGACCCCGGAGAACTTCCGACCGTCGGAGTTCTCGGAGCCCTCAAACCCGCCACCACCACGGGAACGACTCTTGAACCAGGAGGCGTACTTCCCGTCCCCGTCCTGTCGCTTCAACGCAAGGTCTTCGGCGACAGTCAGGTAGGGCTGATCACCATCCCCGGAGGCGACGAAGTCTCCGTCCTCGTTCAGGAGGAAGGTCGCGTCGTGCTCGGGCGAGTACCTGACTCGCCGCGAGTAGTAGTCGCGGATCAGTTCTCGCTGTCCCGCGTCCTCGACAACGTCCTCGGATCCGAAGGCCTGAAGGACGTCACGGTCCACCCGGTCGGTCCGGAGCTTCCCGTTCTCGCCCTCCAGCGTCTCGACCTTCTCCTGGAGCGGCTGAAGGTGCTTCCGCTCCCAGGCATGGAAGTGTTCCTCCAGGCGGTCGTCCGGGATCCCGTCGCCGTCCCCTTTGAATAGGTCCGGCCGCAGTTCCCGGAGGCGGTCGTCGTCGCTCGCGAGTTCGTCGGGCTTCACGAGGCCCTTCGTCGCGTTCCTGACTCGCTTATCCAGTTCCTCGGAGAAGCGCGACTGGAACCGACTATCGATCTCGTCGGCCGAGACAAGCCCGGCCTCGGAGAGTGCGTCGTCGGGTAGCGTGACCTCGACTTCGCGTTCCTCGCCGTCGACTTCGACCGTCGTCTTCGTTGTGATCGGCATCCTGGCCCCTTCGTCCGGTTGCCCCAGGCCGGGAAGCCTGGGCGGGTGGCGGTTGTCTTCTCGCCTGCCGTAGGCGGCTCCCTCCAGTTTCAGCCGGGAGGGGGTCGGCGCTCCCCGTTACTTCCGCCACGAGGGAGGGCGGTCGTCAGGTCCTATCCTCGGGCGTACTCGGGACCTCGTCAAGTCCGACGCGATCAGGATCGAGGACGCGGATCACGATCCCAGGCCCGAACCGAACCTCCAGGAGGACGCCCCCGTCACCTTCGCAACGCGGACACGGGCCGCCCCCAGGAGCGAGCCCGGAACCCTTCGGGGCGCACGCCGGACAGGGGAAGAAGCGGCGGATCAGTAGATCCGTTCGGGGAGCTTCGCGGGGTCCTCGCCGGGCTCGTACTCGATCTCCCAGGTCGCCCCCGGCCAGACGTCGGCGATCTTCTCGGCCTTCGCCTTCAGGATGTCGGCGGCCGGAGCCTGTGCGTCGAACTCGACCTCCCGGAACTCGACGCCGAAGAAGAACCGGAGGTCGCGCCGAATCGCGTCCATGATCCGGGTCGAGGGCTCGACGTCGTCCTCCAGCGGGCCGACCTCCCAGGTCGGGTCGTCGCCTTCCTCGGTCGGGGGGGAGTCGTATGTGGCCCGAATGTTCTCGGCCTCCCAGGTGATCGTGAGCTTCATCAGAACGCCCCCGTCATAATCTTCCAGGTGAAGGTGAAGTGGCCGGGGTCTTCCTCCCAGAAGTCCAGGGGGTCCCGCCACATTCGCTCAAGTCCCATCGTCACGATCTCCGTCGCCGGTCCTCCCTTGTAGACCCGCCCGACGTAGGGGTTGTAGAAGTCGTCCGGCTTCGCGACCTCGTAGCTCCTGTATCCGAATCCGGGCTGGAGGTCCTGGAGCTTCTGGAGCGCCTCCCCGGCCGTCCTCTCGCTGAAGAAGTCCGCCGTCGCGCTGGCGACCTCGGGGTGCTCGTACTCGATCGCGTGGGCGATCTCGTGAATGATCGTGTCCGGGCTCCGGCGGTCGGGGTGGAAGTTGACCGACTTGTTCCCGTTCCTGTAGAAGGCGCGGGACGAGGACGCCGGCTTCCCCTCCAGCGTCAGGCCGTCGAGGTACTTCTTGTCCACGAGGTCGCGGAAGCCCTCGATCCCTTCCTCGATCTGCTTCCGGTTCTTCCGGAGCCGGTGCATGACCTTCACGGTGTTCCGGCGCTCGGGCGGGCGCTTCATCACCTTCCGCATCTCGTTCCGCTCGGCACGGTTGACCTGGAACTCGTGCTTCCGGAGGGCCGACTTTTGTTGGGCGAGACGTTCATACTCGGGGTCCCGGATCGCCTCGCCGTAAGCCTTGCGCGCCTCGGTCAGCCGCTCGGAGATCGACCGATAGGACTCCTGGGCGGCGTTCGCTTCCTCCGTCGCCTTCTCCAGGGCGACCCGCTTCTTCTGGAGGAACTCGGTCAGGTTGTCGATCGCCTCCTGGGAGCCGCCCCGCTCCCGGATCACCTGGATCTGGCGCTCGGTCTTCCCGATCTCCCAGTTCAGGTCAAGGACTCTCTTGGCCGTGTCCTCCTTCCTCTTCCACGCGGCGTCAACCCGGTTGCTTAGATCGTCCTTCAGGGCCTTCGCCTTCTCGATCCCCGACCGCGCCCGCACTTCCTCCAACTTCTTCTCGATCGCCTCCTTCCGCGCCGCGACGCGCTGGCGGACACCCTCGGCCTTCGATCGGACCTCGGTCAGTTCGTTCGCGATGTCCTCGGCGGACCGTGCGAGCGCCTCCTGCCCCGCCGCCTTCGCGGCCGTTTCCTGGAGGACGCCGTTCAGGACGCGGATCGGGGTGCCGGTCTTCACCGCGTCCGCGAGGCCCCGCATCGCGGTTTCCCCCTGGACGAGCGCACGGTCGACGTTCGCCTGGATCCGGCCGATCCTGGCCTCGGAGAGTCTGTGGGACTGGGGGACCTGGACCTGGGAGGCCGACCGCTTCCTCTCCACCTGGAGCGGCTTCGGGTCCTTCGCGTTCTTCAAGTCACGGGTGACCGGCTCGCGTTCGCACCTATCCCAAGGGTGGGGCGGTCCGGGGAACTGGGTCAGGGGATAGACCCCGCCGCCCATCCCGTAGAAGTCGGCGTCGGCCATGACGTCGCACTCGTCGGGCGGATCGAAGCTGATCCCACGGTTCGGGGACAGGACCCAACGGGCCGCCTCGGTCAACGGATCCTGTATGAAGTGCTGAAGCTCGGCTTCCGACCGCGCGTTCTGGATCTCCGAGAAGGCGATCCTGTTCGCGTTGTGCACCATCTCTCGGGCCGCCCCGCGCGTGCCGCCGGGGACCTGTCGAAGGTCGATCTTCGCCACCCGGCCGGTCGCCGTCTCGATGCCCTGGAAGGCTCCCTGGAAGTCCTCGGACCCGGTGACGTACTTCCGGAGGCGACGCCCGAGTTCGTCGGCCGTGACCCCCTCGGCCATGCCCAGGCGGACGATCTGATTCGCTTCCTCGGCCGCGTTCGCGACGTGGGCCTGGATCAGCGTCCGCCAGTTCTGGGCGGCCCCGATCGCATCGAAGGCGTTGACGAGGGAGATGTCGGCCGCCCGGAGGCCGCCCAGGGCGTGAAGGTCGGTCCCCAGGTCCTCCAGGATCAGCCGTTGGGTCTTCCGCCATTGGTGGAGGATCGACGTGAAGGCCGTCGACCGGCCCTCGGCCGTCGCCTGCCATAGCTCCCCCTGGAGCCGGCCCGCCTGCCCCGCGATGATCTGATACGACCGGGACAGGGCCTCCGACTGGGAGACCCCCTGGAGGGCGTCCCCGGACATCGCTCGCTGGATCCCGAGGCCGTAGGCCTGGACCGCCGAGAGGATCCTGTTCCCCCGTTCCTCGGTGATCCGCGCGGCGATCCCTCTCGCCTTCGTCAGGGCCTCGCGGTAGGCCCCTGTCGGCGGCTTCGGCACCTACCCTCCGAACGCGAGCGGGACGCCTCCCTGATCGCGGTTCCTCTGGGCCTCAATCATCTGGGAGAACCCGTCACGGACCTGACGCTGGATCAGTTCGCGCCGGGACACTTGCTCGGCCCCCTCGCCCTGGCCCACCTGGATCGTCTCGTCCAGGTCGATCATGTCGGACGACTCGACCATCCGCATGAAGGCTTCGGACAGGGCCTCGGCGCTCGGGAACCGACCGAACGACTTCGTTGCATCCCCGACGATGCGGTTGATCCGCGAGGCTTCTTCCTCGGGGCGGAAGTCGCGGTTCCGCTCGACGCCCATCCCCGCCAGATCAGACACACGGGCTTCACGGTCGACGAACTGGGCGACGATCCACATGACGCCGGATTCCACGTCGTCCAGCGTCTCGGCGACCTCCCGGAGTAGGGGCGCGAGGGACAACTGGAAGTCGGCCTGGAGCGCGATCCCGGACATCTCGCGAGCCTGGGCGTCGGCCGCCTTCCGCTTCGCCGACTCCTGCCATGCGTCCAGGGCGATCTTCACCTGTGCCATGCCCGAGTCGACGGCCGCCGCGTCGGCGGTCAGCCGCGTGAGAGAGACGTTGTCCTCGTCACCCAGGGCGATGAACTTCGACCCGCCCACGATCAGGTCACGGACGGACGAGGGCTCCGGGCCGACGTGGACGAACGGGCTCCAGACCTCGTCCCGGTAGCCTTCGCGCATCTCCGAGACGGTGTTGAAGATGTCGATCACGATGTCGTCGAGGCCCATCAGGAGGCCGGAGCCGAGCCACGGGACGTCGGGGTGCTCGCCGAACGTGGCCGGCACGATCGGGAGCGTGGGCGTCCCCTGGCGATCGACGAACACGCCCAGGTCGATCCCCTGGCCGTCCTCGGTCAACTGATCGTCGGGGACCTCGGGGACGATCGGGTCGCCCTTCTCCGTGAACCGACGGACGACCGTGTGGGCCTCGTCCTCCGGTCCCTCCAGGGAGTAGACGAGGTAGCGCAACGTGAACTCCCCGCCCTCGTCGTCCCAGGTCCTCTCGTCGATCGACTCGACGAACTTCATCCACCTGAACCCGTTCCGGGAGCGGCCGGCGTCCAGGAGGAAGGACGACTGGACGAACCGGAGGTAGGGCCGGAACTGGGCGTCCTGGGCGGCCGACTGGGGCCGACCCTGGGGCGCGTCGACGATCACGAAGCCGCCGGGGGAGGTCAACTGCCACTCCAGGACCTTCCGGAGGAAGAAGTTCCTCCACGAGACGTTCGTGTTCGTCGCGTCCTCCCAGATCGAGAGGGCGACGGTCCCCGCCGGGGGCGCGCCGGACGTGGCGACGTCGGGTTCCTCGTCGGCCAGGAGTCCCCAGGAGTAGCTCGACGCCGCGTTCCGGACGTGTCCCAGGATGTCGGACAGATACGACTCGTTCACCGAGAGGCCGTACCCGAGGTCGCCCCTGGCGAGCTTCGTCGGGTCGCCCTCGTTCTCGTCGGTGATCTCAAAGATGTACGGGACGAGGTACGGGACGAGGTCCTTCCGGCGAGCGATGTAGCTCGCCCTCTGGGACTTCTCCGTTGCCCTCCAAAAGTTGTACTGCGGGTGCCGCTGTTCGACCCAGGCGCTTGTCGGCACGGTTGTCCTCCTACCCTCTCCGGGCGGGTTCCAGGTCCTTCAGGGAGCCACCACGATCCGGCGGCTCGGCGAAGGCGAGCATCACGGCCTCGGCCCGGTCAGGCGACCCGACGCCGCGCGATTCCAGCGAAGCCTTCTTCTCGACGCGCATCGATCCGTCGTGCCATGTTTCCTTCCGCACGGCCGAGAGTTGGGCGAGCGCCTCGTCGTCGTCGACGCCCCGTAGTCTACCGTCTCTCGCCCGCTGGCGCAGGTTGGCCCACAGTTGGGCCTTCAGGTTGAAGTATCGCTCGCGGGCCTTCCGGCGCTCCGATCGGTTCTTCCCCCAGGGGTTCTCGCCGACGTTGATCCCGTGAACGGGGAAGGCGTACTCCTGGGCGCGAAGCTGATCGAAGATCGAGTGATCGCCCGCCGAATCGACCTTCACAGACTCCACGCCCCACCCCTCGCGGTCCTTCCAGGAGCGGATCCGGTTCTTCACGAAGCCGGCGTTCGACGGGAAGCCCTTTCGGGTGCCGTCGATCTCCAGGACGGTGTCCCCACGCCGGACACAGACCGCCGTCTCGTCCCCGCCGCCCCTGGCGACGTCGATCCCGATCTGAACGGGGCCGGGTTCGACCCGCCTGTCCTTCCTGGCGGCCTCTACGCGGTCGATCTTGTCGACAATCGTGTCCAGACCGACGCTCGGGAACCGCCCCATCACGCGGGCCTCCCAGTCGAGCGTCCCCGGCCCCTCGTCCTCCCACATCTCCAGGATCCACTCGGCGCGCACGAGGTCGGGGAAGATCACGGCCTCGGCGAAGTCTCGCTCCGTGTGCTCGGAGAGGGCCTTCACGAGGACCTCGTCGGCCGTGTCGTGCGGGTCCAGGCCCCCCAGGAGCGGGCGGACGTTCGGAGTGTCGAAGGCGTTGATCGTGATCGTGTGCCAGCGCCCGCGCCCCTTCGTGAAGGCCTCGTGGTAGGGGCCGCCCAGGATGATCGGGTTCCCCAACATGACGACCGTGACCCGGCCGCCGGCCCGCACGCCCTTCAGCGCGTCGAAGATCGCGTCCCCCACGCCTGGGGCCTCGTCGATGATCACGAGGATCCGGCCCGAGAACCCGGCGAAGTCCACGTCCCGAGAGGTCGCGACGCCGATCGCCCAGTTCTTCCGGCCGAGCGTGAGTTCGGTCTGATTCGGCTCGGGGAGGGCGATCCGGCACGTCCGCGCCATTGTCCCGATCTCCGACCACAGGTTCCGCTTCACCTGTCGGAAGTTCGGGGACGTGGTGACGACCTTCCCGTCCGGGTAGCGCACGAGCCACCACAGGACGAGTTCCGCCACGCTGAAGGTCTTCGACGACTTGTGGCACGCCTTGACCGCGATCCGATCGTGGTGAAGCGGAGCGCGTAGGAGCCTCTCCTGGGTCCACCACGTCCGGTGACGGAGCGCACGCCTCGCGAACAGGACGGGATCGCGAAGGGTGGCGCGGATCCCGTCGTGGACGGCCTCGACGGAGCGTGTCACTTCAGGAGGTCGAGGGCGACGATCACGGGCGCGCCCATCAGGTCGACCCAGCGCCCGGAGGCGTGGCGGGGGTGGACGCCCAGGAGGGAGGCGACGTTCTTCGTCAGTTCAGCCGAGGCCGTGTAGAGACGGAGGACCGGCCGACCGTCGTATCGGAGGCCCTTGTCGACCAGGGCGACCGCTCCAGGCTCGCGGGCGTGCATCAGGGCGGCCGGCCGATCGTAGTCGGAGAAGTAGGCCCAGTCGAGGGCCTCCAGGTCCGAGAGGGCGGGCCGGCGCGCCACTACAGGTCGAGGGAGGTCTGCGGCTCCAGGTGCTTCTCGACGTGAGGATTGAGAAGCGGCTTGTGTGTGCGGCACGCCCCCACTTCGACGGGGGGCCGGATCTGGCGGACTGGGACGGTCAGGTGGGCGTCGATCCGCTCGTGCTCCCACACGCCGGGCTCGACCTCGACCATGTAGACCGCCTCTCGGTCGCACCATCGGCAGATCACGGGTGCGCTCCGTTGCCGTTCCCCTGGCCGTCCAGGAGGCCGCCGCGAACGACGACCGGCTCGGGGATCGACTCGGGGACCTCGTCCTCGTCGTCGCCGTCCCCCAGGAGGGCTCGCGCGGCCCCCAGGGCGAGGCGCGTCCCCCCGCTCGTGACGTCCAGGCGACGGAGGTCCTGCCAGCGGTCCTTCTGGCCCAACTGACGGGCAAGGTTGACGTGAAGGTAGATCGTCTCGGCCGCCGAGGTCTTCCCGGAGATCGCGCGTTCCAGCATGGACTCGGTCAGGCGCTCAAACTGGGTCGGCCGCCGGGCCTCGACCGCCGCGTCCCACAGTTCGGTCAGTTCAGGGCTCGACGTGACGCGCCGGCGGATCGTGGCGTAGCTCGGACAGTCGGGCGAGTCGTTCACCACGTCCTCGACCCGTCCGGCCGCGTCCTCCAGGATCGCCTCGATCGCCTTTTGTACATCGGCTTTCACGCTGTCAGGGGGGCCTTCCCCCTGGATTTCGGGGTGGTAGTGACAGCGTTCGCCCTCGTTCTGGACGCGAACCCGGCACGGTTCTCCGTGGGCGTTCGTTCCGCCGGCGTCGCCACAGGTCGGGTAGTTCTTCTTTCCCATCTCTACTCCCCTACCTCCTGGGGGGACTCTCTCTCACCCCCCTGTAGTCCCCCCTCTCTCTCTCGCTGGCGATCGAACTCGACTTCGATCTTCGATCGGGCCTGGACGGCGTCGATCGCGCTCCTGGCGAGTTCATACTTCAGGCCGTCCTCGCCCTGGAACCTGTGGACGACGTTCAGGGCGGCTCCCAGGGGCGACTCGGCGGCGAACTCGATCATCACCGCCAGGGCGGCCTTCTCGCCGGCGGCGTGTTCCTTCGCCGCCCCCTTCGCCTTGCGGAGCCGGTCTTCCAGGTTGCGAACGACGTCGAGCCGGCCGTCCGCGACGATCTTCTCGTCGTCGACCCGATCCTCCAGCCGGAGAACCTTCGCCCGCTCCTGTTCCAGGTCATGCGCGAGGTAGTCGATCGTGGTCTGGACGTGGGCGACGTACCTCCGGACCCGCGCGAGCGCCGGAGAGGGGCGCGCGAGGATCTGGGCGAGGGCGTTCAGGTCCTCGATCACCTGGGCGCGCCTCTCGATCGTATCGTCGGGGTCCACGCGCGACCCGGCCGCCCTGGCCGCGCCCCGGCGGTCGTGGATCCGAGCGAGCTTCTCCCGGACCTCCCGCATACGCCTGTTGACCATCGGGCTTGGCGTGTGGAGGGCCGCGATTTCACACGCGGCGATGCAGGCCTCCAGGACCTCGTCGGTCACTCGGCGCTCGTTCTCGCTGGACATGGTGTTCCCCCCTTCTGGGTTCTACAGGTAGACCTTCGCCGGCTTGTACTGGACGAAGTCGATCCAGGCGAACCGCTTCCCGTCCGAGTGCGCCTGGACCGCGACACTTCGGACCTCTCCGGCCGGGAGCGCGTCGGCGATCAGGGTCGCCGTCACTTCGATCCCGGAGCCACGCGCCTTCCGCACTCGTTCTTCGGCGAGTGCCACGAGTTCGGCTTTCTTCACCACGCCTCCGTCGGCTCGGGTGGATCCTTCGGGCTGAAGAAGTCGCCCAGGTATCCTCCGACGTCGTCGAAGTACCCGTGAACGACCAGGAGCGGGCGCGTGTCGACTTCGACGTCGACGACGCCGTCCCCGCCGCACTTCCAGCACTCGGGGTTCGGGTCCTCCAGCGCGAGGCACTCGGGACACGGCCCGACGCACCGGAGGCCGGGACAACCGCACTCGTCGACCCGGAACTCGTGAAGTCCCTTCTCGACGATCGGGTAGACGTGCCAGACCTGGGGCGACCCTTCCTCCTGACGGATCAGGTTGTCGATCTGATCGCGGTCCCGCTCCGGCGCGTTCACTTCGCCACCCGGATCAGTTGGACGCGCTCGACCTTCCTCTCCTGGGCCGCGCCGTCCTCGGGGTCGCCCTCGACGAAGGCCTCCGTATGGATCCAGACCGGCGGGTGGAAGCCGGACTGGACGCCCAGGTAGAGCCGTCCGGTCAGGAGGACGCGGACGCGATCCCAGAACGGGAGGTCCCAGGCCGAGATGAAGACGTTCTTCCCGTCGGGCGTCTCGCCCTTCCAGGCGGGGAGGTCCCCGACCCCCCCGTGGCCCGTCAGGGTGAAGTTCTGTTCGGGGAACGCGGCCGGGCTCGCCGGGCCGCCGGCCGGAAGCCGGTCGACGACCCAGGCGAGGACCCGCGCGATCACGACGCCTCCAGGAGGCGCATCGCCTCGTCGAGGCCCCGCTTC